CGTTTCCATCTATTGACGTATCATTAGTTAAAGATTTCAACACTACATGGGATCTTTGTGCAAATTTAGAGTCAATAGGATACTTGGACACCTCATCAGGACTTGATTTTGGACTAGCATTTTATGGTTGTACGGCTCTTGTTTGTTTATCGGCTTTAGATACAACATTACAAACAAATACAACTGATTTGTTCGGAAACTGTGACGCACTACTTCATCCAAGTTCAGGTGAGCAAGCATTATTATTAGATGGTTATAATTATGTAAATGAAGGTAGTTGTCCGGGTATAGATTTAGATTTTATTCCATCAGGTAATGCATTACATGAACCTGCGGTTGCCAAAGTACAGCTCTTTGCTGACGTTCAATCATTCGATACCTCAACCTCTAACACAATTTGGTGTTCTCATGACTTTGAGGTTGACTGGGGCAACGGTTCATTCACACTATATTCTGCCGGTAATGCAATAGCAGTAGCATTAGATGCCGGTGCTATAAGAGTTAGAAGTGTTAATGCAGTAACACAAATTAAATTTGTTTCGAATACTTTTATAAGCATTGACATTACGCAGAGTAGCACTTTAACTACTTGCGAAAGTATATGCCACGGCGTATCTCGCTTAGCATCCTTTGATATTGCAGATTCAAGTAACGTTGAAAGTTTATCATTGGCTTGGGCTGGATGTAGTGGTTTAACAGATTTTCCACTTATTGATACATCTAAAGTAACAGTCGTATTAGCTGCATGGGCTACCTGTACCAAACTAACAACATTTCCACTTTTAGACTTAGGTTTGGTTCTTGACTTTTCTAGCACATGGTTTGGCTGTAGCAGTCTTGAATCAATGCCTGCGATTGATACTTCGGCAGGATCAACTTTTCCTGATACGTTCAGTGGCTGTACAAATCTTGTATGTTTATCTTCACTTGATACAACATCAGCATTAAACACATTAAATTTATTCTTAAACAGTGATTCATTACTCCATCCAAACGCAGCAGAACAATTATTACTTGAAGCTGGCTATAATTACATAAATGAAGGTAGTTGTCCGGGTATAGATTTAGATTTTATTCCATCAGGTAATGCATTACATGAACCTGCGGTTGTTAGAATACAATTCTTTGCCGAACTTCAGTCATTAGATTTAGTAACTTCTAATCAAGTATATTGTAATGGAGCTTTTGAGGTAGATTGGGGTGACGGTAATTACATTGGATATTCTTCTGGTTCTAGTGTAAATGTTGTTGCGCTTGGAACAGGTGCAATAAATGTAAGAAGTATAAACCCTGTTTCATTGTTTAGGATTCAATCTGATACGTTTACCAGTCTTAACATTACGAAAAGTAACACACTAACATCTGCCAATCAGATGTGTATAGTTAAAACTAATCTGTTATCATTTGATATAGATGATGCATCAAACATAACAGACTTTGGTGCTGCATGGTTTAATTGTAGTGGTCTTACAACATTCCCATTAATAGATACATCAGAAGGTATAGAATTTACTAGCACTTGGAGTGGTTGTTCTGGTCTCGTAGAATTTCCATTAATAAATGTTTCATCGACAGTAGCACTTGCTAGCACATGGGTTGGATGTTCAGGACTAACAACATTCCCAGCAATCGATGTATCTGGGATTGAAAGTTTTTCAACCACTTGGAGTGGTTGTACATTTTTAGTATCAATGCCGTATTTAGATACATCATCTGGACTCAATTTTATAAACACATTCAGTAATTGTAACCAGCTTGTTTGTTTAACGGCATTCGATACAACCAACTACACAACAACAGATAACTTATTCTTTCTTTGTAATTCATTACTACACCCTGATGCATCAGAGCAGGCTGCATTATTACTAGGTGATAATTACATAAATGATGGTGATTGCCCAGCATTACCACAAGATTTAAATTGTGATTTTATACCTTCAGGTAATTCACTGCATGAACCTGATGTTGGTAATGTACAGTTATTTGCAGACATTCAATCGTTAGATACAATCACGTCTAACACAATAAATTGCTCTCAGGACTTCGAAGTTGATTGGGGTGATGGAACTTTTGTATCTTATTCTGCTGGTAATGCAATATCGGTAGCTTTAGGATCTGGTGCTATAAAAGTTCGTAGTATTAATTCTGTAGCAGAAATTACATTTGTTACTGATACATTCACCAGTATTGATATTACACAAAGCAGTACGCTAATATCTGCTCATGACATTTGTTTGAATTTGACGAATTTAACGTCATTCGATATAAATGATTCATCTAACATTCTGGATTTTTATAGAGCATGGCTTGGATGTTCAGGATTAACGTCCTTTCCATTAATAGACATGTCATCTGCTATTAATCTTACTGCTACATGGTATGGATGTTCTGGATTAACTTCATTCCCTGCCATTGATACAAGTTTGTTTACTTCTGCATACGATAGTACATGGTATGGGTGTTCTGGATTAACATCGTTTCCACAGATTATTATACATACTTCAGTAATTTCTTTTGTTAATACATGGAGGGAATGTTCAGAACTAACGTCCTTTCCGTTGCTTGATTTTGGATCAGTTCTTGGGATAAATGGTGTATGGAAAGGATGTTCAGGGTTAACGTCATTTCCATTGCTTGATTTTGGATCAGCATCCATATTAAGCAATACATGGGAAGGATGCTCTGGATTAACATCACTACCGGCAATTAATACACCAGTAGGCCAACAGTTTAAGGAGACATTCAAAGACTGTATAAATTTAGTTTGTCTATCGTCATTAGATACAACAAATCAAACAGATACCACTGATTTATTCTTAAACTGTGACGCATTGCTACATCCAATAGCAGAAGAACAAATATTCTTGCTTTCAGGATATAATTATGTAAATCAGGTTAGTTGTCCACGTATCACTCTTGATTTTATACCTTCAGGTAATTCTGTATTCGCTGTTGATATTGGCATAAAGCCATTTCATATTGGCGACCAATTTATTTCACCAAGATATGAAGGTGATACAGTACTATTTATTGAAGCGTATAATGGTTGGGATTCACCTGCTGATTCTACTGGCGCAAACATAGGTGATGATGTACCTGATGGACTTGTGTTTGATTATAGTCTTACGTTTGTAACTAGTATGACCGGAGTTCTTTCAGTAGGAAGCGCAGGAACTTATCAGATACAGCATTCTGCTACAAATGATTATGGTACTACCGATTCACCTATTTATGAAGTTGTAGTTAAGAAAAGATTCTTTTGTGATTTTATTTCATCAGGTGCAACAGTACACGACGTAACTACAACAAGTGAAGCAAATTCACAACAATTAGATGCAACATTTATACCATCGACATCAAATGTATTTGCTATAGACGTTGGTGTTAAACCTTACGTACAGGTTGCAGCCGCAGAAGATGTATACGAAGGAGAAACAGTTAATACATTTAGTATAACTGCTATATGGTATGGTGGTCATGGCATAACAGAAGGTGCAAGTGTCGGTGACGAACCTGCCAATTTAACATATGAATCAGGAGGAGATTTTCAAACGCACCTAACAGGTGTTATTGCAGCAGATACAGCCGGTTCATATAACGCACAGTTTACTGCTACAAATCCTTATGGCACTACTACAAGTGAACTTATACCTTTCAGAGTATTTAAGAGATTAATTCTTGGGTTTATATCATCAACGTCAAATGTATTCGGTATATCTGCTAGTTCTACTATTAATATAGATATTGGTTTTATATCTTCAACATCAAATGTATTCAGTGTATCAATTGATTCTACCATTGATGCAGATATTGGTTTTATATCTTCAACAAAGAATATATTTGATATTGAATTAGAAGTCGGCCCGGCATATTTTTCATCATATTTTGCTCAAACTTTTAAAGAAGGAGATTTGGTTGTTTTTTCAAGTGCTTATCAAGTTTTTGATGAAGGTACTAGCGATGATGGTGTAGGTACAAACATTGGGAATTCTCCACCTCCGGGTATTACTTTCGATATCACTCAATTACCTGTTAATGGGTTATTAAGTTTTCATGGAACTCTAGAAGACGTTTCATCTGGTTTGTATTATATGCAAACAAGAATGACTACTTCTATTGGTAGCGCTGATGGTCCGGTCATTGAGTGGAGAATTCACGATAAAGTTGATCTTGATTTTATACCATCAAGTGCTTCTGTATTTATACCAAATGTTTCAGCTCTAGTTTTAAATCAGATAGATGTAAGCTATATTGGTTCAAGCTCTAGTGTATATGATATTACAACAAACACTACTGTTGATTTAAGTGTTGGTTTTATTCCATCATCAAGTGATTTACATGTACCAGAGTTAAAACCTACATCAGATGTTAGCATTGGTCTAATCACATCAACTAAAGAATTATATAGTGTAACATTAGATTCTACTATTGATATTAGTGTTGGATCAATTGTATCGACTAATGAATTATACAGTATATCATTAGATTCAACTATTGATTTAAGTGTTGGTTTTATTATATCGTCAAGTGATATATTCACACCTGATCTAAAACCTACATTAGATGTTAGCATTGGAACAATTGCGTCAACTATAGAATTATATAATATAACATTAGATTCTACCGTTGATATTAGTATTGGAACGATTACATCAACCAGTGAATTATATAACATATCATTAGATTCTACTATTGATATTGGCGTTGATTTTGCTGTATCAACAAATGAAGTTTATGATATAACATTAAACTATACAATTGATGCAAATATTGGATTTATAGCTTCAAGCATTTCTTTACATACTCCTAATGTTACTGCTCTTGTTTTAAATCAGATAGGAATGAACTTTATTGGTTCAACGTCTGACATATATGATCCTTATATATGGCTATGGAGAACCAATTTAAATGTTGGTTATATCCCATCAACTAGCAATCTATATGTACCTGAATTAAACTCAATAAAATCAATTGGAATTGATTTAATCGCATCAACAAGTAATTTATATAATATAACTTTAGATTATACTATAGATTTTAGTGTTGAGTTTATCGCATCAGGCATTACAGTATTTATACCTAATGTCTCAGCACTTGTTTTAAATCAGTTAGACGTAAACTTTATTCCATCTAGCAAGAATATATATGGTGTAACAAGTCAAACAACAATATCATCGAACATAGGATTCATAGCATCTACCAAAAACTTATTCAATATAACAACGCAAGTTGGTTTGGTAGAAGCACACGTTGATTTTATACAATCAAGTTCATCAGTATTTGATAATACTATATCAGGATCAATAAACGCTCAGATAAATAGCATTCCATCAAGCAAAGAATTATATAACATATCGCTTGATGTGTTTAATAGTTTACAAATTGGTTTCATAGGTTCATCTTCTTCAGTGTTTGATGTATCAACAGATGGAACCGTATCAACAAATATTAACTTTATAACATCGTCAATTTCATTATATGAGCCAACGTTTACAGATAGAATAATCGAGATTGATGTAATACTTTTTGACCTAAATATAAACAAAATGGTTGACAAATCAATGAATTATGATACAATGCATGGAACAGCATTGTATATCGATAAAATTGCTTCGTCAAGTTTAAATATCGAATTAATGAGTGAAATAAGAGTCGAATTATAATGGCAGCTAATGAAATACATATAGGTGATATTGGAACGGTCTTTGAAGTCACATTGCTAGATGACGAAGTTGTTGAACCTATTGATGGTGCAACATTAATGGAAATCATATTCGTTAAACCTGATAAAACGAAGGTAACAAATATTGCTTCATGGTCTAGTGATGGCATTGACGGTAAAATGAGATACGTTATTTCATTGGATACTGAGTTAGACCAAAAAGGAACGTGGAAAATACAAGGTATTGTAACTTTTGCAACTGGTAAATGGCATTCTGATATTGATAGCTTTAAAGTATACGAGAATTTATAATGACTGATGCAACGCCAACACAAGCATATGCAACAGATGTAGAAGCTGATGATTATCTTTCTCTTCACGAAGATTGGCTTGATTTAGATTCTGAAGTAAAAGATGACGCATTACTTTGGGGAAGATATTTTATAGATTCAAATTTTAATTGCACAATAGACATGGACGATATTGATGACGAGGTAAAATATGCAAATTCATTATTGGCATATGATTACTTTGTTCAAGGTGATTTATTCTTTGATAATCAAGATTCAATAAAAATTAAAAAGGTTGTTGCTGGAAAAGTTGAGGTTGAAAAGACATACGTTTCTGGAACAAAAGATAGACCAAATTCAATGTCAAAGGTAATGGCGATACTGAAAAATGTCTGTAGTAGCTCAACAGGAAGCCTTGTAAGGGTTTAACATGGGAATATATGCTGACATACAAGCTGATGTAAAAGAGGCTATGCTTGATGATTTGGCTGATGCTGTGGCTGTATTAACTGTCACTGAGGCAAACCCAGTATATGACCCAGATACAGGAGAAGCAACAGATACGCCAATTGTATATACAATGGATTGTATCATAGTTGATGATAAAAGTGGCGAGGATATCGAAGATAGCACAACAACAGATTATATGACAGTTCTAGTTTTGGATAGTGATAAAACAACAGATTTAAATACTGGCATTTACATAAGTGTTAGAGGTAAAGATTACGAAGTTAGTGGATATGAATTAGACCCAGCCGGAGCAACTCATACACTTAAATGTAGGAGAAAATAATGGGTATCACAACTGGTAGATTAGACAAAGCTACAGTATCAGATAAGCTAGGAAACATTGAAGAAATGGGCGAGATGTTTCTAACTGCATTTGGTAAATATAATCAATTGGTTTTAAGAGATTTATTCCAAAACTTAATGGAGACTACACCAGAGCGTACTGGTACTTTAAGATATAATTGGAGATTTCGTCCCGGTGGAAGTGCAGGTGATTTTCTTGAGGTAAATGATGGAACTAAAAAACCTTGGCCAAGAGAACCAGACGAAAAGGATTATACCCGTAACTTTAAAAAATATACAATTTTCAACAATAGCCCGTATATTACGATTGTAAATAATGGTGAAGGAGGCAATAGTCATAATCAAAACTTTATACAAAGAGCTTTGGCTATGACTGACGCTAGATTCTAATGCCAGATTTAAACGAGACAAGAAGCTTATTAGAGTTGAGATTCATAAATGGATGGGCAGGCTCAACACCAATAAAATATGATAATGTAAGTTTTAATGATAAAAATATTGATGAATTTGTATCGATAAAAATGATTCAATATACATCAGAAAATGTTTGTGTCGGATCAGCTATAACAAAAAGAATTAGACATCAAGGTGTATTTGCTGTAAAAATTTACATCAAACAGAATATAGGATCAGGGAAGGCATACGAATATGCAGATCAGGTTAGAGGAATTATGGATAACATTGTACAAGATAATTTATTTACTAAAGCTTCGTTCACAAGAAGCAATGGTGAAACCGAAGATGGTTGGTTTGGTTTGATTGTTGATACTCCTTATGTTTCAGACGAAGATTAACAAAGCTGATAGATCAGCAAACTTAAAATAACCCAATGAGGAAATAATCATGTCAGCCAGTACAAATTTAACCAGTATCGCATATAACAAAGAAACATCTTTTGGTGAGGTTAATGCTGCACCAGAATTTACAGTATTGCCAACAACAGGTGGTAGTCCTTCGAACAATGTTTCAACTGCTACATCAGAAGTTATTCGAGAAGATAGACAGACTGATGATTTGGTTGTTGTTGATGGTGAAGTAACTGGTGAGCTAAACTACGAGTTATCGTATGCGCCATATAAAGATTTTCTTGCATCTGTGTTGATGAACAGTAGTTCAAAAGGTCCGGTATCAATAACTGCTGCATCTGTCAATGGTACTGGTGCTGGTGATGAAATATCTAAAGCTTCAATTGGCGATGACGTCAAGAAAGGCGATGTTATCAGATTGTCATCTATTAGTGATAATACAATCAATGGCGAGTATGTGTGTACTATTAGCACAACTGGCACTATTACTGTTTATCCTCCAACTGGTGCAACAGCCGATGAGTCTGATATAGAAGTTGTATATACTGAAGTTCGCACAAATAGCAATTCAGCTATTGAAGGCTATACAATTCGCAAAACTGCAATCAATGAAAGTACACCTTATTACTGGTACTATGTTGGCTGTGCAATCAATTCAATGAACTTCAATTTTGCGACTGGTTCTATTTTGAATGGTTCTGTCGGTATTGTTGGTCTTACTGAAGATGCACGAACAACTCAGCTTGATGGTGAAGTAGCAGATATTCCTACTCCTGCATACTCAATCATGAACTCTGTCACAAGTGTTGGTCTTATCAACATTGAAGGCGTTACACTTGGTTCTTGTTCATTCTCTAGTCTTGATTTGACTATTGATAATCAGATCAATGCTGCAAAAGGTATCGGTGTTCTTGGAGCTTGTGACTTAGCTGCATACAGCGTTCAGATTACAGGTAACACTGAAGTTTACTTTAGTGATCTTGATCTATATAACAAGTTCTTGAACGCTGAATCATTTAGTGTAACAATCATTCTGACTGATGTTGATGGAAACACAATTGGTATTAATATGCCAAAATGTAAGTTTGAAAGTCTTGATACTCCAATATCAGGAAAAGACGCATTCTTAATGCAGTCTGGTTCATTTAAGGCATTGCGTGATCAAACAGAAGATTACATGATCAAGTTTACTCGCATAGATGCATAACTGCTTTTACCATTGCGACCCTGTCAGGTGATTGTTTTGGTTAGAGATTGGCGAGAGTCCTCATTCCTGTGTTGGGATTCTCGCCTCTTATTTATTTTTAAACACAGGAATGAAAACACACAGGAACTACAATGAAATTAACACCTATTAATGGCGATACTGAAACAGAAGGAACTGAGTTTATATACAGAGGAACAAAACTGCTTGTTGCTAGAGCTGGTAACGTTGAATACAGAAAAGCATTCCGTGAGCTTATGAAACCTCTTGACGAGGAATTTGAAGCTGGAAGATTATCAAACGAACAATCAGAAGAAATTTTGATTGAAGCATCAGCTAAAGGTGTTTTGGTTGGTTGGGAAGATTTTACTGATGTAGAAGGAAATGAATTCGAATATAGCGTAGAAAATGCTATTGAATTATTAACTGATGATAAAGATGTTTATGAAGCTATAACTAAATTTAGTGAAAACATCAACAACTATCTTGTTGAATCAGTGGAAAAACTAAAGGGAAAATAGTTTGCTTACTTGAATGGACTCTCGAATATGGAGAGCATGTAAGCATGTTTGAAAAATTAGCTAAGAATGGAGAAGATACGCCATTAAATCATATTCCGAAATTAGATCATTCTTACGATTGGTTTCTTAATGCGTATTATAAACTTAGCAATTCGGCAACTGAAAGTGGAGGGATACCACTTTCTGAGCTTAAAATTTATGAAAAAACTTTTGGTATTATAGGACCGTTTTCTGAATTTGTTGATATTATATATGCAATAAATAATGTCTATATAAAATATAGAGCCGAAAAACTGAAAAAAGACTTGAAGAATAAATAAAATGCAAGAATTTGGCGCAAAAATTATTGTTGATTCGGCTTCTGCACTTGCACAAATGCAGAAGTTTTCTCGCTCTACAAAAGAGGCAGGGGTAACTTTAAGGAATTTAGAAAAACAAGCCAAAAGCACATCAGATAATCTAGGTAAAAACACCTTTCAAAGATATGTTGATTCTTTAAACAAAGCATCAGCCGCAACTACAAAATTAATCATATCAATTCATGATCAAAAGAAAGCATTCAATGAGCTTGATCCAGCCGTTCAGAAAGAAATAAAAAATGCAAAAAGATTAAACGAAAAATATGATGAATCAGCAAGGAAAGCTAATGAGCTAAGACAAATAAAAAATGAGCTTAGAATAGTAGTTGCAGCAGGAGGAAAAACTCAGAAAGCAGCGAATGCTATATTTAAGGAAGAGGCTATAAGAATACGCCAATCTACTACTGCGTATAAAGAAAAGAAAGCGCAGCTTGATAGTATGAATGCTGCTAGATCAAAGCAGAGAAGAAATCTTGATCAGATACATGCAAAATATGTAAAAGAATATGCTATAAACAAAAAATTAAAAATCGTAAAAGGCGAATTAAATCTATTATTAAGAAAAGGATTAATAGATCAACGTCACTATGAGATATTATTAAAACGACAAACAGCTAGAGTTAAAGAGCTTACACTACATACAATAAAATTAACTAGCGCCCAATCAAAACTTGCAAAAGCTGCAAGATTAGTAAGTATATTCTCAAGAATATTCTTAGGTTTGTATGCTGGTCAAAGACTTGTTAGTTTTTATACTGATTTAGAGAAAACGTCTGAACAAATACAATTGTTATCAGATAAGCTTGAGTTTTTAACTGGCGATTCAGGAGCATATCAAAAACTATTCCAGATGACACAGGACGTTGGTGTGTCAATGCAAGTAGCGAACAAGATTATTACTAGGTTTGCTGTAGTAACAAACAGAGCATTTAGCATTGAAACAATGAATGAATGGTCTGCCACTCTTATCAAAAGTGCTCGCGCTACTGGCACAAGCACGCAAGAAATGTCTGGTGCATTAATTCAGATCACACAGGCGATGTCTGCTGGTAGATTGATGGGTGATGAGTATCGCTCTGTTACAGAAAATTTACCATTACTAACAGTTGCTCTTCGTGATTTATTCGGCAAGAGTACGCTTTCATTAAAAGAACTTTCTTCTCAAGGATTAATAACCAATAAGGTTATGGTTGAAGCATTTGGCAGATTAAAAGAAATGCTAGAAGGCTTCCCTGATTCTACTAGAACTACTGAAGCTGCTTTTGGTAGACTTTCTTCTGCATGGGATAATTTTATATCTACTTTGATAGATAGCAAAGCAGCCCGTGATACTAGGGATTACTTTTCTAAGTTTTTTGAGCTTACAGCTAAACATAGAAACATAATGCTTGAAAAAGAAAAAATAGAAGATGATCGAAAAAGAAAAGATAGAATAAAAGTATTAAAAGCTAGACTTGCTGACGAAAAAGAATACATAACCAAATTAGAAGCTGTTAAAGGTAATCAAACTTCTGATAGAACATCGTTGAATATTGCAAGAAATATGGCATTAATGACG